TAGGCATAAGCACCTCCACCGCCACCTCCGCCACCGCTACGAACCTGCCCTGCAACATTACCTGCTCCGCCGCCTCCGCCGCCACCTGCCCCCCAAAGCTGCACATATACCAGCTTCGGTGTGAATGTCGTGGGTTTTGTCCAGGGGCCGGTGGAATCGATCACCTGGAGGTCCGTGTGAGAGAGGGCGGTCCATACTGGGTCAGTGCCGTCAGAGACCAGGACCCTGTTCGCCGCGCCGATAGCCAAGCCAGTCAGGGTCGCAGCATCGGCAGCCCGGACGATATCTCCCCGAGCCTGAGATGCCAGGGTATGAGAGGTCCCGTCCTGGAGGTCGTACTCGGCCTCAGTTAAACTGCCGCCCACGTCGCTGTGATAAAATTCCTTAGCCATTTTTAGCTATCCCAGAATCCTCCGCGAGCCCGAGTATCGCGCACCGCCTGCGTTACCCGGTCCTCGAACTCGTCCATCCCATACACCGGGCCGTAGAAATTTAGATTCACGCCTCCACCGCCACCTCCCTGTGAAATCCTCTCGCCGCCGTGAACAACCGCGAGTTGAGGTTGCCCCAGCGCACCAGGCACAATCCCCTCGAATCCTGCAAACGAAGGGACATCTGGACGAAACAGCTTCAGGAATTCCTTTTGCTGTTCGCTTAATGTGCCTAGGAACTCCTCCTCTGTTCCCGCCGCCATCGCAGCGTCGAATGGTTCGGTGAGGGCCATGATGCCTGCGTGGCCGATCATCTTAGACCACTCTGCTTGCTCAGGCGTGGTGCGGAGGTTGTCTTTGTCACCCTCGCCCGGCACCCAGTCCACCGTCGGGAAATTGGCGATTGCCTCTTGCATTTCCAAGGCATTTTTAGCCCAGATGGTCATCTCCTCGTTCTGCTCATGGAGGGCGCTGGTTGCCTCATTCCATGCTTGGGTCAGCATCCCTAGAGCCTCACTCCCCTCGAGTGCACCCTCCGCGTACGTCTCAGCAGCCCCCAGGCTGAATTCCTTCAGGAGTGCGTTGTAGAGTCCCGTCTGCCGCAGGGCCTCTGCCGTCGCTTCCGCTGCGTTTTCTATTTCCTCCTTGACCACTTCCATTGCAGGTGCCGTCAGCTTCGCAGCATCTCCCATCTCCAGCACTAATTTATTATATTCAACCAGGTCTATCCATTCTATGGCGGGGCTGGGGCCGAAAACGGCGGTGGTAGCACCGGTTAAATCTATTTTCGTGGGTTCCACGAAGGCTTCTTTGCGGGCCGCCGCCACCGCTTTGAATCCCTTTATAAGAGCATCAATTTCTTTCTCGTAATCCGAACGGAAGCGGCGGAACTCGCCGGTGGCCTCATCCAGGTTCCCCAGCGCATTCCAGGTCGCCGGGTGCGGCAGATTAGCGATAGCGGAGGTGACGCCATCAACTCCCTTTCCGAGATTGTTGAACCCGGCGGTGGCCTCATCGATGAACGCCTGAAACTCTGCCTGGGTCTGCGGCAGATGTGTCGCCGCGTCGCCTTCGAGGGTTTTGAGAGCGGCCCCTACCCCGGCGGCGGCGGCGTCCGCGTCCTCCAGAAGGTCATCAAACGTCTTTTCGCCCTCTGCCCCGAGGTCTGTCAGTGCATCCATGGGTCCGGTTACAACCCCTACGATATCCCCCATCGTACCCCTGAACTCGTGTGCCCATGAATCCATATACGACTCGAAATCGTCAATATCCTTCTCGTAGTCTCCCACCATGATCTTGAGGGTCGCGGAGATAGCAGCCGCTGCCGCCGCAACTGCCGCAATCGGGGCCAGGATGCGTCCGAGAGCGAGCCCGAATGCGACTACTCCACCAGTTGCGGCGGCGAACCCTCCGGCGACGGCGGAGGTGCCACCTACTAGGATTGTATACCCGGCCACCACCCCTGGGATTATCATGCCGACGGCTATCAGTGCCACGCCGAACGCGGTGAATGCCGCCGCGCCGGCGAACACCAATTTTGTCAGGGTGGGGTGGTCTCTAATCATATCCCCCATCCAACCCACGACTGGCCCGAGGGCGTCGGCCACATCCTCCAGCATCGGGGCCAGGGACTCTCCGAGAGCAATACCCACCTCACCCACCTGGCTCTTGAGCAGGGTCATCTGACCGGCGAATGTCGCCAACTCTGCATCGCTCACCCTCTGGGCTGTACCTGCCGAGTCCCGCATTTTCTGGGCCAGGTCCTCCAGGGACTCGCTGCCCTGAGAGACAAGGGCCAGCATTGCAGGTCCTGCCCGCTGCCCGAAAATCTCCATAGCGTCGGCTGCGGTGAGCCCCACACCCTCCAGTTGCCCGACGATATCGATCAGCGGGAGCATCTCGCCAGCGGTGTCCTTTACGCGGAGGCCCAATCTCTCAATTGTCTTCTCTGCCTCTCCAGATGGGTTGAGGAGCCGAGTAATCGCCCCCCTCAGCCCCGTACCCGCCATAGATGCCTGGATGCCTGCATTCCCCATCGTTGCGAGAGCGGCGGCAGTCTCCTCGAACGAGAGACCGGCAGCACTCGCCACCGGGCCGGCGAACTTGAACGCCTTGCCCAACTGTTGGAGGTCGGTGTTCGCGTTCGTGAACGCCGTGACCAGCACGTCGTTTGCATAGGCCAGGTCATCGACCTCTAACTTCATGCCCGCCATTACGTTCGTGACGATGTCCGCCGCAGCGCCCAGGTCCATCTGGCCGGCAGCGGCCAACTGTAGGACACTCGGTAAGGCTCCAATGGACTCCTCCACCTCCATCCCGGCCATCGCCAAGAACGCCAAGGCCTCGGCAGACTGGGTGGCCGTAAACACGGTCGTCCTCCCCATGTCCCTCGCCGCCTTCTCCAGGTCCTCATATTCCTCGGCGGTGGCCGAGGAGACGGCGGCGGCACGGGTGAGGGATTTCTCGAACGACGCGAATGTTTTCAGACCCACGGTGGCGACAGCCATAATCGGAGCACCGATCAGGGCCATAGAGCGCCCCACCTCGGTCATGCGCTGCCCCAAAACGCGAGCCTTCGCGACGACATCATCCATGCCCCGCGTCGCTCCCGAGATATCACTGCCGATTGTAATTCGTACGTCGTTAGCCATCAGTTGCGTCCGTAGTCTGGGCGATAATGGCGAGGGTCTCTAGTACCAGGTCCGTATCCTCGCGGAGGATGACGGACGGAGGACACCCCCACCTCTGGCATAAGTTGTCAATCATTCGCGCCTTGGTTAGGGGCCACGGCTCGGAGACAACGTCTCCATTGGCATCGATTCCTCCACCAACGTGTTCCCATTTCGCGATTGCGGAGGTGGTGCTAAAGGGACTTGTGTGATCGCCTCCAAAAACCCCGAGATGATGGCTGCGCCCTGCTGCACATCCAACGCCCGCATCCCCGAGCTATCCGTCGGTAGGTCACCCCCCTGGCTGTCAACACAATTCCAGGCCATCAAAACATCGCAGGCGAACAGGTCGAACAGTTCCCAGGACCTGGTGGTATCCAGGCTCAGGTCTCGGATGTCGATAAACGTCTGGATAGGCACGTTCAGCCGCACCTGGACCTCCATCCCGGCATAGTCGCCCTCAAACTCCAGTGTGGCCGAGCGGACCTCTGGCCTGAATTTCCGCTCCCTGTTCACCCCGTCCACGTCTTTAATCATCGTCATTCCTCTCAGGCTGCTGCCATAAACGGCTCCAGGATTGCCATAGAGGGGCTTAGGCGCACCAGTAACCCCCAGGGTGCGCCCACCCCCTAAAATACGTTCTGCGGCTGCCTCGGGACTGGAACCCGAGACATATCACTTTACGCCCAGGTTGGCACTGAGCCGTCAGAAAGCTCGAATGGCGATGTCCATGTTTGCTCGCCCGTGGCGGCCCTCGTCAGGGAGTAGTCCGTCCCAAACGCCTCAACGGACAGAGTCTGCCCACTGATGGCGATGGTGACGGTTCGCGCCACGGACGACGACGGTATCGTCTTCAGGACTGCGTGGCTCATATTCGCCCCGTCGTTGAAAACTCCGTTCAGGTTGGCGCTGTAGTCAGCCAACAACAGGAGGCGCTCACGGGCTGTCTTGTCCACGCCGGTCACATCCATGCTCGGCCTTGGCGTCGAGAAGCCAAAATTCGTGACATCATTCGAGATGTCTCTGAGACTTCCCCCGCTATCGTCCACGCTCACTGTCGCAGCGATCCCGCTTTCCTTTGCCATAGTTCAATCCTCCCTTAGTTTGTCCAGGTCCTCCTGGAAATTATCAACCCAGCGTTCCGGCTCCTCTAGGGTCCTCGACTTCGTCACCCCCCGTACATGCCGATGAACCTCGAATAGCGGCGACCGCTCCACCTTGCGCCGGTGCGTCCTGAAACACGTCTGGCCGGCGGAGAACAGAAAACGGACCCACCCTGGCGCTCCGCCGTCAACGACTCTGAATTCGCGCCCGGATTCGGAACGAATATACACATCCTGTCTCGACCCAACCGGGACCTCGGTCACCCATCCCTTGCGCCAGTGCTGGCAATCGTAGGTCGCACAGGTCGCCAGTCCCCAGTGGCTCTGTAGAGGCCACCGAATCCGGCGTGTTACAATCCCCCCCGGTAACCCTCGCATTAATCGTCTACCGATTCGCCCCGACGGTATCCAACGGCGAAATCAAAATTGGAGAACGTACCCGTGGACGTCACTCGGAGATACCGGTCCACTGTGCCGGACGCGGCCACCCTCTCCGCCGTGGGCTCTGCGCCGTCCGCCACCGCTGAAAACGTCACCAATGTTGACCATGCCGAGTCGTTCGGGGAATCCTCAATCTTGAGCGTTGGCGTCCCAGAGGCGATGTCGGTTACCTGGAGATACGCCGTGACCCCCGATGTAGTCTGGGATGTATCGTCCTTCGAGGCTGAGGAACTGGCGCTGGCATGAGTGTCTATGCCGGCGGTCAACATGTCCAGCCACTCCAACGCAGAGCCGTCGGCCTCACACCGCGTGGTCAGGGCCAGCGAGCCATCATCGCCGACCGTCGCGTCATAATCCAATTGTTTCGCGGTTAGTCCGGCAGCACTGTCGCCGATGGAACTGCCCATCGCCCATAACACAACGCGGTCGGTTGTTGGGCGAGACGACAGGGCCGCATGAGACGAGTTCGCTGCATCATTAAACCAGGACGCGAACCCGAGAAGGCCGTCAGAGGCCAGCAGAATACGCTCCCTGGCTGAACTCGATATCCCGGTCACATCCATTGATGGGCGAGGCGAACGAGCCTCATTCACCGCGCCCACATCACCAGATAGGTCATACCCGTCTATCAGGAATAGCTGCCCCAGTCCGGTTTTTTTGCTCATTTCGCCGCCTCCAGGTAGCCGTCGGCCAGCCAGCGGTCCACATCCCGCTGGCTGAGACCTTTAGGCCTAGTGAATTTATCCCCCTCGAACCACTCATGGGTAACGGGTTGACCGGCTGGCCCGAATGATATGATCGGGACGCCGGCTATTATCCCTCTGGGATTTCTAACGATTAAACCGGCCATCTCATATCTCCTGTTGGTGCATCCAACACCTCGTAGCTCATAAGTGGAACCCTGACATTATCTGACAGGGAACATTCCCCAGCATGTGCCTCCACCTCAAACCCAGGCACAGGCACATCCCAATGGAGAGCCTGCGCCCTTGAATCATTCCCAAAAGAGCGTCGCTTACGTTTTGGGTATCCCGCTGGGCAGTTACAATCCATCACCAGCCTCCTCATGCCACCATCGTGGCCGAACCATCCACAACGAGCGGCAGCGTTATATCGACAACCCGATGCACCTGTCCACCGATTTCGACGTGTCCCCATTCCGTCGACAGCGCCGCACCATACTGGCCCCCGATATCGATATTCCGAATGCTACCTGCCAGGTCGTAATCGCCAGCCAGGTCCGAGGACACCTGGGCCGCTATTCGGGCCAGCCGATACTCGATATCCGCAACCGGGAGGGTCATAGCATTCTCCAGCACCCTCACCATCACCGTGTGAACCTCCACCGTGGTGCTGAGGGTTAGGGCTGCCACAGTGGTTCCCTGCATATAGATCGCCCCGGTAATCTCCTCACACGGTGCCTTTGGGTGGCCCACCATCGTCACGGGTATATACCCCGATGCCGACAGGTATCCCTCGACCGACTCCAGCGTGGCCTGCACATCAAACGCCATCAGTTGGCCTGTCTCCGAAACCCCGACATCGCTCCACTGAGGACCTTGCCAGTCTGGGTCTGCAACCAGCGCCGCGTCCGCCTGAACGAGGAGTACCCCTTGAACCGGGTCGTCCTGTTGCGGTCACTGGTCCCCTCCAGCCAGGGGCCGTAAACAACGCCCCCGTCATCTATCCGCCCCCACGTATCTGCCACC